TGCTGTAAATCTCATTACAACTCTTACGTTGTCAGAACCATCAAGGTCAGCCATATCTAATACTTTTACTTCGTTGTGGTCAGCTAAAAGACCTGTTCCAAAGAATAAGTTAGATTTAGTAGTAGCGATTGCATCGTTATCAGCTAATCCGTTAGCTACAAACAATTTAACACCGTCAAAAGAAAGTGCGCCATTGTTCCACCATTGAGTACCTTGAGCGTTTGTACCTGCAGCACCAAGTCCAGAAGCACCAAATCCACCTAACGCTCTTACATAAGCTCTTGCAATGTTTTGAGAAACGTAGATAAATAAATCTTCTTCACCATATAAAGTAGAAGGAAGTGCATCTACAATGCTTCCTAATTCTGTAATTACGTTAGAAGCTGTTACAGTAGTTCCTGCAATCTCTTGTGCAGCAGGTAGGTCAGCATCTTCAGAAACTAATTTAGTAATTCCGTTGAACTGTCCGTTATTTGCTGTATCTCCACTCCATAAAGAACGCTCTGTACGGTCTGCTACTTTAGCTGCAACGTGTGCAATTAAGTAATCAGAGAAAGAACTTGGTAGTTCGTGGTGTGCAGAATATCCCATTGAGATAGCTTCCCAATCAGAGATGAAATCTTTCTTACATAACTGTAAGTTCACTTGTTGGAACTCAGGTTGTAAGATACGCTCTGTAAGCGTGATAGTAGAAGTAGCAGAAAAATCACAAGTTGCATCTTTTACGATGTCGTTAGTAGATAATTTCTTGATTACTTCTTTAAACTTTACGTTTGGTTTTACGGTTACACCACCATTCTCAATAGTAGCTCCGCTTAATAACGCTGCTGAAATGTACTGTCCTGCACTTTCACCTGCGTATGTAGTAGTAATACTAGTAGTTGTTGCCATTTTTTATTTATTTATTAAAATTTCCAAATTTACCAAGTACACGGTCTAATGTGTTACTTGCTCTTTTTTGTGCAAAAAGGTTTAATTCTTTCTTTGCACTTGCTTCGGGGTTATGAGTAATTTTCTCAACTTCAGAAAGTTCCTCTTTAACTTCCTCCACAATATCTTCCACCGCTTCTTCTGCTAATTCCTCTGCGCTCATTTCCTCTTTAGGCTCAAGCATAGATTTAATTTCCTCAACCATTTCTCTGATTTCAGAAAGTTCTGCTTTAGTAGCGTATTCTATTTCTTTTTTCTCATCTTCCAATGCTGCTTCTACTTCTTCTTCTGATGCTTCTTCTTCCTCTTGTGCTTCACCAATAGAAGCGATAATACCTTCTTCTTCTACGATTAAGGCTTGTCCATCTTCTAGGGTGTATTCACCCACAGGTAATGCTACTCTTTCATCTTCTGTAACGATAAAGACTTCTTTACCTGCTGCCATTTCTTCAGCTTCAATTACAGTTCCATTTTCCAAAGTAGCTTGTGCTAACTTCACTTCTTCTGTTTCAATAGAAAGAAGTTCTTTTGCTTTTGATAAAATTTCTGTTGCTTTCATATATTGTACAATAAATTACTATTCAGTTTGTTGTGGTTTTATTTTACAGGTGGATATAAGCTTTGCCCATCTTTAGAAACTCTTTGTATTACAGTTACTAAATCAGCAGCTTTAGAAAAGCCGTCTATTTGTCTGCCATCTACACCTATTTCTTGTGCAGCATCTAATATTTTAACTAAATCATCTTCAAGTCTATCTGCATCTGACTCTATATCTAATAAAGCATTAACCCATTCTTTTTGTTGTTGCTTATAATTAAGGTAAGCCTTTTCTATTTTAGTTTCTAAACCTCTTAACTTATTATCTAATTTATTTGCATCATTTAATATTGAAGAAGGTTTTCTTGCAAGTTCTACTTTTTCTAACTTTTCGTTAGTTTGCTTCTCTTGCTCTTTAGCTAACTTAGCTACTATTTTTTGTACGCTTGGTTTCATATCTTAAATTTTAGAAATAATGTTTTGTGCTTCTCTAATACCACCTTCAATAGATGCTTCTCTTTTGTTGTATAAACTAATTAAATTATCTGCACCAAGTTCTTTTGCCATTTTCATAGCATCATCTTTTACACCCTTTGCAATTTCGTAGTTTCTTACAACTTCACGTAAAGATGTTTTTACAGCATCAAGTCTTTTTTTGACGTCAGACATTAAGTCCTCTGCTCTTTTCTCGTATTTTAACATATCATCGTGTAAGCCTAACTCTACTTTCTGTGTAGAAAACTTATGTAAGATATTTTGTGTTTTATTGTCCATATTTATACAATAGGTTATTAATTAATTTGTTGTGTTTTTAGTTTGCTGCTTCACATTCTGCACAGTCATCGTAAGCTGTTACGCTATTCCAACGAAAACCTGATGCTGTTTGGTCTTGGCTTAAAACAGTATAGCATCCATCGTGTCCATCGTGAGTTAAATCAAAATAGTAAACGTTCCCAATTACTAATTGAGTAGTACCGTGTACGTGTTTTTTTTGGTTATGGTTGCATCTTTGTACGTGGTAGCTGTAATCTCCTACTTGTGGTAGGGTTTGGCTTCCTGTTATATTACCTATCCCTTGTGCTTGGAAACTACCATCACAGCACTTTCTGCTGTACGTTCCATCAGGACACATACAGGCTCTACGGTCATTCTTAGGACTTGGTGCGTATTGTTCGTATTCTCTCATTTTATTGGTACGCAATTAGGTACTCTTCTTCCATTTTTCATCTTAAACCCTATCATTTCATACCCTGCTTGACAAGGCTTCTTTAAATCAGCTTCTAATAGGTCTAATTCACGTAGTTTAGAACCTGCCCAACGTAAACCTGCCTTACCACCCCAAAGTAAGTAAGAAATTGTACCACAGGCTTCGCTGTTTCCTTCATCGTAGTACTCTTGCGCTCTACTTAGGTAGCTGAACATTCTTTTTATTGTTTCCACAGTTACAGCTTTTCCTTGTGCAAGTTGTTGCGCTCTTACTTTTCCTACCTGCGTTGCACACTTGTTGTTTACCTTCTCGTTTAATTCTATTCCTCTTTTAGCGTTATTACTTACTGCATCTGGGTAATCAGCAAATGATTCTAATTCCTCACCTGCTAAGATTTGTTTTAACTCTTGTACTAAGTATTCTTCTTCTTCTTCTTCCCAAACTGATAGGTTGTTAGGTTCGTTTGGTCTTTCTAACTTGTCTGCAAAGTAACCTTCTATACTAAATCCTTTTACTTTACCTGTTTTTACATAGTTTTCCCAAACATCATTATTTAAAACCTTCATAGATAGCATCCAGGTTCCTAATGGCATATCCATACCGTATAACTTAGACTTGTCTTGTTCTTTATCTTCTACAATCCAAGACTCAACAGCTACTAACCCTTCTAAAGGCATTTGGTGTTCTAAGGTACTTTTGTTGTGGTTACCTCTAATAAAAAATAACTCACTTGCTTTACGGACTGTATCACGTGAGAAGTAAATGTAATATTCGTTATCTTCGTTTTTTCGGTAGATAGGTTTATTAGGAATTAAAGCAGCACCCATTAGAATACGCTTCTCTTTGTTCACTTCTGCAAATTTAAACTCTTGGTTTTTTAATGCTACAAAATCTTCTTCAATCGCAGGGTTTTCTACTATTGATACTGCTTCTATTCCAGAAACATCGTCATTCTCATCAATAAAAAGTTCTATAATGTCCATATATGTACAATAATATTTAAGGGTTTTTGTTAACCTAGTGAAGCACTTTCTACAATGTTTCTGTCTAATGCTTGTGCGTTTGTTACTTCGTTAGATACTACAAATGCTTTTATAGGTTGTTTGTCTTGTTCGCCTAGTGCTTGTGCTAATTGGTTTTCTGGTGATGCTCCTACTACGTTAAATGCAGGTGCTTGTGGTGCTGATACACTTCTGCCACTACCACCTCCACCTATTGATATAGATTTACCAAAAGTAGGTGTTTTTACTGCTGTTATTTGTTTCACAGTTTGTAAACCAGATGCTAATATTGTACCTGCACTTGCTATCTTTTCTATTGATGCTAATGGTTGTGGAAGTATTGATTCGCTTGATAGTACTTCTGTAAACCCTAAATAACTATTTATGACTGCTTGTGCAATCGCTGCTGCTTTTCCTGCTGCACTATTTTCCCCCAATAATTGTGCAAGGTTACCTAGCGTGTTTGATGTCAAAGCAAGTTTTTGTTTTTCTAATGCTTCTTTTTGTGCTAGTTCTTGTTTATCAAACTTATCGTCAAGGTCTTTTTTCTGCTGTTTATAAAATTCTTGTATTTTTAATTTTTCTGCTTCTGTTCCTTCTAATTCTAATAACTCTTTTAAAGCATCTTCTTGTCTTTTTGCTAATTCTGCTTCTGCTTTTTCTCTATCAGTAAGTTCCTTTTCTGCTGCTAAACCATCAAGTAGTTCTTTACGTTCTAACTCTTTTTGTTTTTCCTCATCTAGTAAATCTAACTTCTCTCTGTTTAGACTATTGATATTCATCAACTGTTCTGAGCGAAAGCCTTCAATTTGTGCTAAGATACCTTCACGCTCTGCTTGTGCTTCCAGAAGTGCTATCTGATTTTCTTGGTTTTTGTTCTTGTTGTACTGTGCTTGTGCTGCTGCTACAAGTGCATCTGCATTTGCCAACATTAACCTTTCTTGCTCATCCAATACTGCTGCAAGTTTGTTGTTAGCTTCTATTCTTTGTTCAATAGTTTTGCTTTCATCATCTCTGATTTGTCTTAGCTTTTCAGCTTCTCTATCTTTCTGCTCTAAGATGATTCTGTTTTGTGCAATACCTAGTTCTGCTTTCTTTTGTAGATTTACATTTTCTGTTGCAGCTTTAATTGTGCTTTTAGTGTAATCTACTATTGCCTTTGTAGCATTGCTTACTGTTTCAACTGATTTATCAAAAACGTTATCTACACCTGTAAGTACATCTAAAGACTCTTTTCCTGCTGACTTTACATCTTCTAATGCACCTGTAAAATCACCGCTAAATACTTTTTTAACCGCACTTGCTAGATAACCTAAAGTGTCTAAGAAGCTATTAAAACGCTCTATTAAGTTTGCCTTGATACTATCCCCCAAATCAATTAATGCTTGTTTTGGGTCGCTGAATATACCTTTAAAATTTTTTAGTATATTTCCTGCGTTTTTTTCTATAAAGTTAAACAGGTCATTAAAGGCTAAAGACAACCCTTCAAACGCAATAGCAAACGCATCTGATACTTTTTGGTTTTGTTCAAATACCTCTTTTAGCTTAGCAAAAGCTGCAATAACGAGTCCTATACCTGCTGCTTTTAATGCAGTACCAATACCCTTTACACCTTTAGCAACTCCCTTAGATGTGTTTTTTACATCCTCTAGGTTTTTGTCAATATTCTGTACGCTCTTAGCAACACCTTCTAGGTCTTTTTCAGCTTTGCCTACTCTAGCTTCTATTTCTATTGTTTTCTTTATTGACATAACTCTTGTTTAAACTGTTTATACGCTTCTTTAATTGTTTCTGGGTATTTGTACTTACCTAATGCTATATGTGTGTATTCCCCTATCTTATTTTCTCGCTTTGCTAATTCTAGCATTTGTAATATATTTTCTACCATCTAAATACTGTTGTGTCTGCTGTTACTAATGTAGTGTCTGCTGTTGCTAATCCACTATCTACTGTTTCTGTATCTTCTGCAATTATTTGTTCTATTGCAATATCAAAGTCTTGTACTTCGTTTACAAGTTCTAGGTTAGTAAGATTGTTTTCAAAGTTGGTTGTAATCTTGTTAATCTTATATAGTTCGTTAAATATTATAACCTTGTCATTAAGGTTAATATTCATCAAAATACTAAGAGGTAGATATGCTTTGTATTTGAACAACCTTCTAGAATCGTCAAAAACTTCTTGTATGTAATTTTTATAGTAAGTTTCAAATAAAGATTTGTTACTACTGTTTCTTGTGTACTCGCTTTTTTCTACTCCAAAGTGTATTGTCTGTGTATCACTTGTTGGGTCGCTACTATTACTTGGTATAAAATAGTTTGTTAGTGAATGTTTAGTACCACCTGCTGACTCTAAAAAGCTAATAGCAGTACCACTTGTTATTCTATGTGCATAAAACAATAATGGTTTGCCCAAGTACGCTTCTTGTTCTTTGTTTACTGACCACCCCCATTGTGCAGTTGTATAAGTACCTGCTGTAACATCTTTTAGTCTTTCAAACTTGTGATGTTCAAATGGTAATTCTACTTTGTATTCATCACCTGTAAAATCAGCTTCGTTTTTATAACCTAAAGAACCCCACTCTTGGTTGTTATATTGCGTGTGGAAAGATGAGAAAAACGTATCATTACCTTGATACCTAAAGTCAATAGATGAGTATGGAAACTTTAAACTTACCTCACTATTTGTTTGGTCTAAATATTCTGTAATGTCGTAAGTAGTTGTGGACTCTGCATACCAATCATCTAAAGGTAGTACTTCAATAACTCCATCTTTGTAATATGCTGTAAGATTAAACATTTTAAATAGTGAAGTTAAAAAGTCTAATACTTTAATCTTTGGTAACTCTTGTTGTATTGTAGTTCTATAATCAATAGTAGTTATTATGGTGTTTTGTGCAGTTGCTTTTACAGCATCTAAACTTCGTGAATACAATACAGTAGCATTTACAGTAAAAGTTGCATTACTAGCAGACTTAATCATTATGCTATAAGTAGAATTACTTGCAATATTTCCATAAAACTTTGTGCGTTTCATTTTTATTGCATCTGTAATACTTATTATATCTGCTGGTCCTGTAAAGTCTTGTTCTAGTAAAACTTCACCCCCACCTGAAACCATTACAGTATATTCTATTCCTGCTGCAACATCTACACTTAACGCAAAAAATCTATCTCCCCCTGTGTTGTTTACGTTTTTATACCCAGAACCATTAGACTCGTAAAACCCTTTTTTTAGGTTTGTATTACCTGCTACGTTTGTCCATTGTGTTGTTGAACGTTGCCAATTATTTCTGTCTGCATCTGTAAGAACGCTTTTAAAACCATCTTTCTGTTTATGTAACCATAAGTATAGGTTGTAGTAATC